ATGGGCTTTAAAGACTATAAGATTAGAGATGGCGTACATATTCCTAGTGAAAAATATAGGAAAAATTATGATGCTATTTTTAAAAAGAAAAAGAAACAAGCTGACATGCAGTCAGACAACATAGAGATGGAAAAACTAGCAGAAGAACAAAAATATTTAAAGGAGTTAAAAGATAAATTATGAGTTTATTTAAAGAGCGTATACACTACAAACCATTTGATTATGAGTGGGCTTTTGAAGCCTATGACATGCAACAAAAAATGCACTGGCTACCTAGTGAAGTACCATTGCATGAAGATGTAAGAGACTGGAACGAAAGACTTACAGCAGAAGAAAAGAATCTAATATCACAGATACTTAAATTCTTTACTCAAGGTGATGTAGATATAGCTCAAGCATATTTAGATAAATACATACCTAAATTTAAACCACCAGAAATAAGAATGATGTTGTCTTCATTTGCTACAAGTGAAGCTAATCATGCACATAGTTATTCATTACTTAATGATACAATAGGATTACCTGATAAAGAATACAAAGCATTTCAACAATACAAAGAAATGTCTGATAAACATAACTATTTATTTGAAAGCAAAGGTAAAGGACTAGAAGCATTAGCTAGAGAGATAGCTTGTTTTTCTGCTTTTGGTGAAGGCTTACAGTTGTTTGCTTCTTTTGTTATGTTACTTAACTTTCAAAGATACGGTAGAATGAAAGGTATGTGTCAGATAGTTACGTGGTCTATAAGAGATGAAACTCACCATGTAGAAAGTATGATTAAATTATTTCATGCTTTAATAAAAGAAAACCCTCATATTTGGACAGAAAAATTTAAGAAAAGCATCTATCAAACAGCTAGAGATATGGTAGATTTAGAAGATAAATTTATTGACTTAGCATTTAACATGGGTGGTATACGAGGATTAAACCCTGATGAAGTTAAACAATATATTAGATATATAGCTGATAGAAGATTGTTACAATTATCATTAAAACCTAATTATGGTGTAAAACATAACCCTTTAGGGTGGTTAGATTGGGTATTAAATGGTGTAGAACATGCTAATTTCTTTGAAAACAGAGCAACAGAATACAACAAAGGTACAGTAACAGGAGACCTTTGGAAGTAAAGTTCCCTTTTTAGACGAATAAAACTATGGAAGATTTAACATTACCAAGTAACGTAGATGATTTAGTGAAACTATTAAATGAGACGTTTCCTGAAAAATCACCTGAATTAAAAGACGATACTAAAACCATTTATTTTAAAGCAGGACAGCGTGATGTTGTCAAATTTATTAATAACTTAAAAGAGAGAACGGAGAAATAAATATGTGTACTAGCAGACCTAAAGTCCCTGCTCCACAACCTGCTCCGCCAATGCCTGTGAATACATCACAGACAGTAGGTGAAGAATTATCACCACAGTTGGTTACAGCAGACGAGCAAGACATGAAGAAGAAAAAGAAAAAAGTTAAAAAATCAGGAACAAGCTCATTACAAACTACTTCAGGTGTAAACGTAGCAACTGGTTCTGGCTTAAATATTTCTTAATAAATGGAATACATGGATAACGATTTTACACAAGGTACAGCAAGACAGCGTTATTCTAAACTAAAACAACATAGAGAACATTTTTTAGATAGAGCAGAAGAGTGCTCTGAATTAACTATTCCGTCTCTTATTCAACCTGATGGTTTTACAGACTCATCAGATTTATATAACCCCTTTCAATCAGTAGGAGCTAGGGGTGTCAACAATTTAGCTTCTAAACTTTTATTATTATTACTTCCCCCAAACTCACCATTTTTTAGATTATCTATTGCAGGTAAAGCAAAAGAAGATTTACAACAGAGAGCAGAATTAAAATCAGAAGTAGAAAAATCTTTAGCTACTATTGAAAGAGAAGTAACAAATAAAATAGAACAATTAGCATTAAGAGTATCTGTATTTGAAGCATTAAAACATTTAATTGTTGCAGGTAATGTACTTACTTATTTACCTAAAAAAGGTAGCATGAGAGTATTTCCATTAACTCAGTATGTATGTCAAAGAGATAGTTCAGGTAATGTTTGTGAAATTATTGTTCAAGAAAAAATGAGCGTAATGGCATTAGATAAAGATATTGCCGCACAAATAATGTCTGACCCTAATTACAAAAAAGATGAAGAAGTAGAATTATATACACACGTTTATAAATTACCAAATGATGAATTTTATGTTTGTCAAGAAGCTAATGGTATTAAGATACCATCTACTATTGGTAAATTTAAAAAAGATAGATTACCATATCAAGCTCTAAGAATGATTAGAGTTGACAATGAAGACTACGGAAGAGGCTACGTTGAAGAGTTCTTGGGAGACCTCAAGAGCTTGGAAGGATTATCACAATCACTTGTAGAATCTGCGGCGGCTTCTAGTAAAGTAGTATTTCTTGTAAGACCTAATGCAGTAACAAGAAAAAAAGATTTATCATTAAGTAGAAATGGTGACATTATAACTGGTACAGCAGAAGATGTGTCTGTACTACAATCACAAAAACAATTTGACTTACAAGTTGTTGAAAGAATGATAGCAAAATTAGAAGAAAGATTATCATTTGCTTTCTTATTACACACAGCTATACAAAGACAAGCTGAAAGAGTTACAGCACAAGAGATTAGATATATGGCAGAACAATTAGAAACTGCTATGGGTGGTGTATATTCTTTATTATCACAAGAGTTCCAACTTCCATTAGTTGCAATACTTATGAAAAGAATGGAATCAGCAAATGAAATACCAACTTTACCAAAAGGTTCAGTAAATCCTACTATTATTACAGGTATTGAAGCTCTAGGTAGAGGTAACGATTTACAAAAATTAAGAGAATTTGTAGCTGAGATAGGTAACTTAGCTCAAATAAATCCTGCGGTTGTTCAATCATTAAACCCTGATGATTTAATAAAACGTATTGCTACTGGTTTAGGTATTGATACAGATGGATTAATTAAATCACAAGAACAATTAGCACAGGAAGCGGCGGCTCAAGAAGAGCAAATGCAAAACGAGCAAATGATGAATATGGCTGAGAAAGCTGTAGCACCAGTTGCAAACAATTTATCTAAACAACAATAGTTAAGGAAACATAATGGTAGACACAGTAGAAATAAAAGAAGCAGAAACTACTAGCGAAAAGCCAGTAGAGGAGAAACAGTCCACACAAAGTGTTCAAGGCTTACCAGAAAAATTTAAGTCAGTAGAAGATTTGGCTAAAAGTTATTCTGAGCTTGAAAAGAAACTTGGTGAACAAGCTCCTAAACAAGAAGAAGTTGACCCAGTAAGTGCTACAAAATTAAAAGGCGAAGAACCTAAAGTAGAAGAAACAAAACAAGAAAATACTTTAGAGATAGCTGAAGATGCTGTAGAAAATGCAGGATTAAATTTTGATACTTTAGCACAAGAGTATGCAGAAAAAGGTCAATTAGGTGAAGAATCATATAAAGCACTAGAACAATCAGGTATTCCAAAAGCATACGTTGACCAATTTATTGCAGGACAAAAAGCTATAGGTGAACAACAAACTAATACCGTAAAAGATATGGTAGGTGGTAATGAAGCCTATACTGAAATGGCATCATGGGCATCTAAAAATATGTCTGATGGTGAAAAGAAAGCATACAATGCGGCAGTAAATAGTGCAGACATGGACACAGTAAAATTAGCAGTAGATGGTTTACGAGCTAAATATCAAGCGGCTAATGGTACTGAACCTAATTTAGTACAAGGTAAAGCTACGCCAGTTGCAGAACAAGGTTATTCATCTTGGGCTGAAGTAACTGAAGCAATGGCTGACCCTAGATATGCTAAAGACCCTGCTTATCAAGCGGCAGTAAAAGCTAAAATAGCTAACTCAGAGTTATAATATGTATTGGTTAATAGCTTTACAAAAGCAGTATGAAGCAGACATAGCAGAACACACAGCAGTATTAAAAACATTTGTTAATAATTCTGTAGGTGTGGCTGACCATGATAAGTTTATGTCTATACTAAAAGATAGAGTAGATAAACTAAGTCATGCAAAAGACAGTTTAAAAACTGTAAAAGATATTATGGAAAAAAAAGTACCCATAGTAGAAGAAAATAAATGTAAATGTAAAAAGGAGAAATAATATGCCTAGTCATTACGGTAAATCAAAAATGAAAAGTAAAAGTAAAGGGTTAAAAGGTGGACAAAAAAGACTACCTATGGCTCTTAAAAAGAAAATAATGAATAGTAAAAGGAAGAAATAATCATGGCAAAAAGAGGATTATACGCTAACATACATGCTAAAAGAAAAAGAATTAA